TCGTTATCATTGTCCTTAGAGGATGCAATTAGAGCCCTTAACTCTATAAACAAAATATACGTGGTTGATAAAAAGTCAACGTTGCATTATTTTATATTAAGGCATATGCAGCAACTACACACCCCACCCTCTCCTCCGTATATACACCCTCCCGTCTTTGATTTATACAAATCACACCCGTCTCCAAATTGTTTGATTCCAATATCTAAGCACTACGAGAAGTGCACTTATACTTACAGTCAAATCAAAGATTTTACCACAGTTGATACCTTCCGGGACACCGCTATAAAATGTTTTTTTTACGTGGAATCTCAAGGAATACACATAGACCAACCAACATTCGATACATACCATGAAAACTACGACGCCGCGCGTAATATACAGCATAACACAATATACACACAATATAATTTGGACACTACCACTAGTAGACCAAGTAATACTTTTAACGGTATTAATTTTTTAGCCATTCCCAAAAATAACGGAGCAAGAAATATATTTATACCCAAGAATTCTAAATTTGTAGAAATTGATATTTCGGCTTATCATCCTGTTTTGGCTGCTTCTTTGGTTGATTTCACTTTTGATAGTGACGATGTGCACGATTCGTTTGCCAAAATGTATGGTGTATCGTATCAAGAAGCTAAAACAATCACATTTCAGCAAATGTATGGTGGTGTATTTGAAACATACAAAGATTTGGAGTTTTTTAAAAAAATTGGATCGTTCATAAACGATAAATGGGAAGAGTTCAATAACTTAGGTCAAGTTATCGTGCCAATTTCGGGTTATTGCCTTAAAAAGGATAAGCTAGATAACATGAACCCTCAAAAGCTTTTCAATTATATGCTACAAGGGTTGGAGACAGCAAACAATGTTTGTATATTAAAGGATATAATTAGGCTGCTGCGAGGGAAAAACACACAAATTGTTTTATATACTTACGACGCCTTTTTATTTGATTGGGATGAAAACGAAGACATATTAAACGATATAACAGACATATTTAAACAAAAAGGATTACAAACAAAATTAAGTTATGGAAAATCTTACGATTTTACGCAAGTATGATGATATTTATGGGGGAGAAACCCTATTAAATATTACAGACTTGGATAATAAACTACTGTGCACCTTTGTAGATCAAGAAAATCTAGATGCGCTAATTTCAAATATAGTTGATTCGTATTCTATTAAATACAACAAGATATTTGCTTTGCACATCAAAAGTACAGGGGAATATGCTTTAACGTACAATATAGATCAAGGAAATATATCTTACATTCCTGCGGGCACTATATTGGTGCACCGAAATAAAGCCACCAACACGCTATACACTATAAACGCTTTGAATGAATTAATTAAATCATTAAACGGGGGCATTGTAGATACAAGTTATAGGATTGACTGGCAACACTACAAAAATTGTATTTTACTTACTCAGGAGGGGCAGTTTAAACAATTGAATACAAAAATTTTTAAAATTATTGAGCTTTAATTTGGCTTCCCAAAAATTAGTTATTATATTCAATCATAAACCAAATAAATTTTTAAAGTTATGGATTTAAACGAAATGAAACGCCGATTGCAAGAAATGCAATCGAAATCTGCTGAGAAAGCAGATGAGAAGAAGAAGGTTTTTTGGAAACCCTCTGTTGGTAAACAGACCATTCGTATTGTACCTAATAAGTACAATAAGAAAAATCCGTTTACCGAATTGTATTTTTACTATGGAATTGGTAACAATACAATGTTGTCGCCCATAAATTGGGGAGAAAAAGATCCAATTGCCGAATTTGCCAAGGAGCTTCGTAAAACAAGCGATAAGGAAAATTGGAGATTGGCTCGTAAATTGGACCCGAAAGTCCGTATTTTCGCTCCGGTTATTGTTCGTGGTGAAGAAGAACAAGGTGTTCGTTTGTGGCAGTTCGGTAAAGAAACCTATATGGATTTCTTGAACCTAGCTGACAACGAAGACGTAGGCGATTTCACTGATGTTGCAGTTGGTAGAGATATTATCTTGACAACTGTTGGCCCTGAAGTCACAGGTACCCCATACAACAAGACAAGTATTATGCCTCGTACTAAAGAAACTCCGGTTTCTGAGGATAAATCGTATGTCAAAAGTGTTTTGGATAATCAACCAAACCCAATTGAATCGTTTAAAAAGTTTTCATTTGATGAAATGAAACAAGCGCTTCAATCTTGGTTAACTCCTGAAGGAGAGTCTGAAGAAGAAGCTCCCGTTGCTGAAAGACCAGCTACAAATTATGCTGTAAAAAATGCTCCTGTCAAAGCAAATAAAGCAGAAAAATTTGATAGTTTGTTTGAAGACGACGAGGATGATAGTGACTCACCATTTTAAATTAAAAAGCAACTATGGCTCGAACTAAAAGTGAATCGTTGACAGCGGCAGTATCTGCTGAACTTAGATCAGGTTTTGATTTGAATAAATTCAAAACTAAAAAGATGCTTAACTCAAGTGTTAAGTTTAAAGAACAGAAATGGATTCCCTTGAGCCCTGCTTTTCAAGAAACAACATCAGTACCTGGTATCCCGACTGGCCACATAGTTTTACTGCGTGGTCACTCGGATACAGGCAAAACAACAGCAATGATTGAAGCGGCAGTATCCGCCCAAAAAATGGGCATACTGCCCGTCTTCATTGTTACTGAGATGAAATGGAATTGGGAACACGCAACTCAAATGGGACTAGAAGTTGAACGCATTGTTGACAAAGAAACAGGCGAATTAACAAATTATGAAGGTAATTTTTTATATATTGATAGAGAAAACCTTCACACAATAGAAGACGTAGCAGCGTTTATATTAGATTTATTAGACGAACAGAAGAAAGGCAATCTTCCATATGATTTATTATTTTTATGGGACTCAATTGGTTCTGTACCGTGTGATCTTTCAGTTAGATCTAACAAGAACAATAACGAATGGAACGCAGGCGCTATGTCAACTCAATTTGGCAATAATGTAAACCAAAAAATTACATTGTCCCGTAAAGAATCTTCACCTTACACTAATACATTGGTGTGTGTTAATAAAGTTTGGACAGCTAAGGCTGAAGTACCTATGGGACAACCCAAACTTATGAATAAGGGTGGATTTGCAATGTGGTTTGATGCTACTTTTGTAATTACCTTTGGTAATGTAGCTAATGCTGGAACTAGCAAAATCAAGGCTATTAAAGATGGTAAACAAGTAGAATTTGCCAAACGTACTAATGTTCAAATTGATAAAAACCACATCAATGGAGTACAATCAAGAGGTAAAATTGTAATAACACCTCACGGTTTTATTAATGATTCTGAAAAGGAAATTAAATCGTACAAAGATGCGCACGCTAAAGAATGGAGTGCGATACTTGGTGGACTAGACTTTGATATTTTCGAAGAAGAAGATACATTTGAGTCCACAAACATTTTCTCTCAAGAACCCGATTAATTATGAGTAAAGAACTATTGAAACTCCTCGACAACGTAGTAGAGGAAGGGGACGTTGTCTCCTCTAAGCACAACCATGTTTTATTAATAGACGCTTTGAATCTATTTTTTAGAAACTTTACTACGATGCGCTTCACAAATGCTGAAGGAGTTCACGTTGGGGGTATGGGGGGTTTCATACGTTCTTTAGGATTTTTAATCGATAAAATTAGACCCTCTTCTGTATATGTTGTGTTCGACGGAGCAGGTTCTTCCGTAAATAGAAGAAACCTGCTCCCCGAATACAAATCTGGTAGGAATTTAACACGAATTACCCATTGGGAAGTGTTTGACGATGTAGACGATGAAAATGATGCTAAAGTTGGGCAAATATCGAGATTAATACATTATCTACAATGTTTACCCGTAAAATTGTTATCAATACCTAAGGCCGAAGCAGACGATATTATAGCGCATATGGCAAAGCATATGCCTGATAAATATGACTCCCACGTAACAATAGTATCTTCAGATAAAGATTTTTTACAACTTGCTGATTCAAAAGTTGATATATATCGTCCTATAGAAAAAGAAGTATTTTCATACAACCAAGTAAAAGAAAAATTTGGCTTACTACCAGAAAATTTCATATTGCGTAAAGTGCTTTTGGGTGATGCTTCTGATAAAATTGTAGGTGTAAAAGGACTAGGCGACAAAGGGTTATTAAAAAAATTCCCTGAATTAGCTACTCAAATCCTTACATTAGAAAATATTTTTGAAATAGCAGAATTAAAATATAAACAACACGACGTGTACGCTAGGATAGTTTTAGAAAGAAATAGATTAGAGCAAAATTATAAGCTTATGGATCTATCTAACCCATTGCTAGATGATAACGATAAAGTTGATATTCAAAATGCTATTGAAAGCCCATTACCCGAATTTCATCCTAGAGCATTTTTAGAACTGTATGAAGAAGATGGTTTGGGACACATAATCAGAAATGTAGATTTTTGGTTAAAAAATTGTTTTACAAGTTTAACAAGTTACAAATAAAATAGTTATGACATTAAATACTTTAGATAAGTATGGGAACGCCTTCCAGATAAAAGTAA